CTCCATCAAAAAAATTGTACAAAAAATCAATAATGAAAACTTTAATAGTAATTCTTATTTTGATTTTACATTAACAAAGAACGGAAATATCGATAAATCAGAACCGCAAGTATATTTATAGAAAAAGTTTAAATGAAAGAATTACGTATACTTGGTCCTAATGAATCAGGAAGAGGAATTTTGATTGAAATGGACGCCGGTTATGTTTCTCCTACGGACATACTTAATGAGTCTGTGTTTAAAGAGAGTAACATGTTGGATTATAAAAAACCGTTTGAATTCTATGCTGTTTTACAGAAATATAACACACCTAATAGAAACGGAAGATTTTATCCTGAAAGAATCCTGAAAAGAGAAGCTGATAGATATAAGAAAACTATATCTAAAGGATTGTCCACTTCAGAATTAAACCATCCAGAATCTTCATTAATTGACCTTGATAGAGTTGCCCATATTATCACCGATATTTGGTGGGAAGGAAATATTCTAATGGGTAAATTAAAATTATTAACATCTCCAGGATTTCATGAGAGTGGTGTTGTATCAACTAAAGGAGATATTGCAGCTAACTTAATGAGACAAGGAGTTACCATGGGAGTATCATCAAGAGGTGTAGGGTCCTTAAAAAAGGTTGGTGAAAGAAATGAGGTACAAGATGACTTTGAATTGATTTGTTTCGATTTAGTATCATCTCCATCAACTCCAGGAGCATATTTATTCGCTAACCCTGAAGACAGATTAAAATATGAAGAGAATTTAGATGAAGAGAAAATAATGTCAGGTTCTATTCAAGGAGACGCGGGTAAGTCTATTGATTTAATGAAAAAATTATCCGATTATTTGGGTAAATAAAACATTATGGACGAAAAATATTTTGTAGCAAAAATTACTTATGATTTACCTGATGAAAATTCTGGTAAAATTAAAAAGATCAGAGAAGAAAAACTTGTTAAAGGTTTTTCTGTTACCGATGTAGAAGCAAAGGTTACTAAGAAGTATGAAGGTTTCTCACACGAATGGAGAATAACTTCAGTATCTGAAAGTAAAATTGATGAAGTAATTGATTAAAAAGAATAAAGTGGTCTCAGACCACTTTTTTTTTGCCTGGATATATTTATAGAGTAAAAGAATATGAATATATTAATATCAAGCAGCAACGTAAATAAGGTTATTCAAAACGGTACAATCGAAGAAGGAATTACCGCAGCAACATCATTAGGTTTAACACAATACAGTGTTTCTCCATTATCAGCCCCTAATTTCTTTGTTAACAATGAATTAGGAGAGGGATATACTTTTATGTTAACTGATGACTCATCAACTAATCGATTCTTAGTATTTGATACATCTGCAAGTAATGTTTTGTCATGGGTTGATACTAATTACCCATCCGCAACTATTACAAGTTTCTCAAAAACATCGTGGTCATTATACACAATTTAATTTTTTTCCATTTAGACACTATTTATTAGGATAAAATATAAATTTTTCTATGCAAGAAAATAAATCAATTGTTGAAGAGGCGCTTATTCAAATGAGAAATGTTGAAGAAGCTATCGCCCAAAATGCAAAAGGAATACTTGCTTCTACTATGAAGGAAGAAATCAGTCAATTAGTAAAAGAATCTCTATCTGAACAAGAAGAAGAAGAAGATGAGGTTGAGTTAGACTTAGATACTGAAATGGACATGGACTCTGATGAAGAAGAAATGGATATGGATGTTGATAACGAAGATGAAGACGAGATCGAAATGGATCTTGATGCATCTGACGACTTTGATTCTGAAGAACCAATCGATTTAACAGGAGCATCTGACGACGAAATACTTAAAATTTTTAAGGCTATGGGAGAAGAAGATGGTATCATCGTTAAAAAAGACGGTGAAGATATTCACATCACTGATAACAATCAAGATGCTGAGTACTTAGTTAAATTAGGTGAATCAGAAGAAATGGAAGAGTCTATGTATGATGAACTTGATGAAGAAGACATGGAATTAGACATGGATTCTGAAATGGGTTCTGACATGGGTGCAGATGCTGATATAGACATGATCGTTAACAAATTATTCGACGGAGATTCTCACCTTGAAGAAGATGAGGATGAAGAAGACGAAGATGAGATGGACGAGATTGTTTATGAAATAGAGATGGATGACGAAGTGACTGAAGATGATGACATCGACCCAATGGGTGGAATGTCAATCGACGTTGACTCAGAAATGGGTGAACAATCTATGGATTCTGAATTAGACATTGAGATGGAATCAGAAATGTACGAGGAAGATGAATTAGATGAATCTTACGACCATAAAAGAGTCGGAGTAAAAGAGGCTAAAATGGCAATTAAACCTAAGGGTGTTGGCATGGGAAAGCCTGACTTCAAATATGATGGTGAAACAGAATACAAATCACCTAAAAAAATGAAGCAAGGAACAAAAGGCGTTGGTATGGGTAAACCTAAGTTCGATTACAAGAAGGGTGAAAACATGGTAGGTAAAGCTAAAAAAGTTGAAACTAAAGAAGGTCAAGGATACGACGATAGAGAAGATGAAAAGTTATCTATGAAGCATGGTAAAATTGCTTCTAAGAAACTTGACTCAACAAAAGCACGTAGAGATGATGCTAAATTCGAAAAGGAAGAAACTAAAGAAGCTGCACGTACATATGGTTTTGGTTCTAAAGACGGATCAAGAGGTTTAAGAAAGGGTATCACTAATAACAGAAACTATGTTTATGGTAAAGGTGGTGTTCAAAAAGAATCTATTGAAGAAGAAGTAAAACAATTAAGAGAGAAGAATGAAGAGTACAGAAAAGCACTTAACATTTTTAGATCTAAACTTAATGAAGTTGCAATCTTCAATTCGAACTTGGCATACGCTACAAGATTATTTACAGAACATTCAACAACTAAGAAAGAAAAGATTAACATCTTAAGAAGATTCGACGGAGTTGAAAGTTTAAAAGAATCTAAAAATCTATACAAAACTCTAAAAGATGAGTTAGGTCATGAGACACCAACTAAATCTATCAACGAATCTGTTGGTAAGATTGATAAAGTGGTTACTACAGGATCTTCAGCAACTCTAATGGAGAATAAAACTTATGAGGCACCTCAATTCTTAAGAATTAAGGATCTTATGAGTAAAATAGGATAAATAAAAATAAAAAAAACAAAACATACTAAAATGGGAGCATTATTAGAATCAGGTCTTGTTGGTAACATCGGTCTTAAGCACCTTAAAGTTATCAAAGAAGACACAATCAACAAATGGGACAAATTAGGCTTTTTAGAAGGTCTTAAAGGTCACCAAAAGGAAAACGTAGCTCAGTTATTTGAGAACCAAGCATCATATTTGATCAATGAGGCTGCAACAACAGACTCATCAGGTTCTTTCGAAACTGTAGTTTTCCCAATCGTTAGAAGAGTTTTCTCTAAATTATTAGCTAACGATATCGTATCAGTACAAGCAATGAACTTACCAATCGGTAAATTATTCTACTTTGTACCTCATATCCAAAGATATCAATCACCTAACGAGTTATTACCTCAAGATGGTGGAGATCACTACGCACCTTATGGTTCACCAAACGGTCCTGCATCTCAACAAGCTGGATATAACCAAAACGATAAAGATTTATATGACCTTTTCTACGAAGGTAACGAACCAGATTTGGATCCTCCAGGTCTTTTCGATTACTCTAAAGGTACTTTCTCTGCAGAGACTTTCACAGCTTCAACTCAAGTTTGGGATTCAGCAGGTAACGCATTAATCCAATCAGGATATGGTGCAGGTACTTACAGAAAAGTTATCATGGCTTTATCTGGTTTCCAATCAGCAGGAGCTGGTCAATTGATTGGTCCTGATGGTAACGAAATGGATACAGAAGCTTTCTTAGCTTCATTACAAGTATTAACAATTACTAACGCTACAGCAAACGGATTCTCTGGTGTATCTTCACCTGTATTATTCAGAGTTGTAACTCAGGTTTATGGTAAAGGTATCGTTCAATACGGTGGTCA